GGAAAAGGCTGTTAAAACAGAGGCGTCTACTGGTAGTGGTCCGCTTGGTCCATTGAAACAATATTATACCGGTAAGGTAGGAAAGTCTGTTTGTGACGTTACAGTTACGAATGATGATGGTAGTCAATCTACCTGTCATGGCTCTTTATTCCTAGGGTGTATATTGTTCAATGAACATGCATTTGAGAAGGCGACTTCTGTGGATGCAGCTGTTGAGATTTCGACGGGTGTCGGCTCATACAGCTTTATACGTAAGAAGAGTGATTGCAAAAAGGTTGCGTTTGACTTGATGAAATTGCGTGCCCCTAGTGGTTGGCATGAGTTGTCGAAAGAAGAACGTCTTAAGCATCGTTTGCCTAAGGTGGGTACTCAATCTTGCGTTGTCTCACGAGATGAGAAAGGAGAGGCCTCTTCACAATCTATTGTGACAGAAGTTGGTAAGGATTTAGCTGTTCATAAAGCAAATACTGAGCCTGGTTATTCTGGTAGCCCTGTTGTTGATAATGAGGGTTATTTAATTGGTGTCCATTCTCGTAGTGAGGCTGGTAAGTGTACGTATTTCTGTCCTATGACAGCGGATGTGGTTCAGTTGATTAGTAATGATAAGCTGAATTTTCCGTTGTCCCCCTCCCAACTTTAACTGATTGGTCTGAGTGGTATTCCCACTATTTGACCAAGACAGTTTTTAAGTTGGATGATGAGGGGGTTTCGGCTGCTTTTTCGAAGTGGTTTGATAAGGGGTTTATTCAGCGAATTGGTCGTGTAAATCGTTTTGTTAAATACCAAGATAAGGAGTTTAGAAACCATTCGTTTGAGGAATATTGTAAACTTCATGATTTGAGAACACCAACGGGTTATCGTATGGTTTTTACTAACCCGGAGGCTGGTTTTCAGTCATTTGCCAAGTATGATAAATTTCAGCCAAAACTGGATGCTCATGCTTGGAAACATGCAGGGGACTGGACTGTTGAACATTTTCTACCGAAGATGGGATATAGTAAGGTCCTTTGTAAAGAACAGGTTATTGATGATCTTGATAAAACCACATCTTGTGGTTATCCTTGGAATTTGAAATTTCATAAGAAAAGTGAATTTCTTAAGGATTCTCAAGCATCAGCTGTTTTAGATGATTATTGGATGAATTTGAAGGGTGATAATGTATGTACCCCCATCTGGAATTGTTCTCAGAAAGTAGTG